AGTCCGTCTAGCATGTGATAGATTTCCGGTTCGGTCTTACCCTCGCTGCGTGCGCGTTCTTCCATATCGCTAAGCTCTCGGTACATCCTTGACAGCGACGGCATCTTCTTGCTATTTGCTGATACGATTTATTCTTTCTATCGCGTTTTGGATCTCCATTGGCACAATGGTCATTTATAGACATGAAGGTATTGATAATAAATGTCGTGGTGCATTGTTTATATTGCATCTCCGGCTGATACACGTATTGGATGCGAACCCTTTTGTAGTAAGCTTGATATCCTTCGTGCGTCTATGCAAATTGTCCGATCTATCTTTCCGACAAAGGACATCTATGTCTATCATGAAGACTTTACCCAGAAAGAGTTTGACTACCTTCCGAGCGCCACTTTTATTCAGATTGATTTCAAGGGTCATGAAGATAAATATAATTCAGACACGGGTAGGAAGTATGGTTATCTCATGATGTGTCGCTTTTTTTCAGGAGTTGTACAGAGCCGTCCTGAGCTAAAGAAGTACACGCACTACATGCGATTGGATGACGATTCTTACTTCGTATTGCCTCTTATTACTGAGGAAGATGTAGATAAGATGACGTCCTACGACTACGTGTTTCGTTCAACATTTACCGAAAGACAGTCTCAGCAGCATCTATTTGATTTCACTTTAAATTTTATGCGAGATAGAGGGCTAGCAGTTGATATGAACAGTCTTGAATCGTCTGGATTCACACAAAATGGAAAATATACTGGTATAGCTCCGTACAACAATTTCCATGTGTCTAGCCTTGCGTTATGGAAACGTCCGCTTGTTCGTCAGTATGTTGAGGAACTTGAAAAGTCGAATGGTATTCTTGGACATGGGTGGCTTGATGCGAATATCCATGCGATGATAACAACAGTGTTAGTTCCGTGTGCAACCCACGTTGGAAATTTTGGATACCACCATAACAAGCATATATCGCAGTTATATTCTACCAGCACCTATTGGAACAATTCGCTGCCGTTTCATCCGTGATTCTAGCGCACCGAGAACATGTACATAATCTTGTTGGCGGCCGGAGAGGACATCGGGCAATCCAGGATGTCGTTGATGCGAACAGCATCATTCGGACTATAAGGATCCAAATGTTCCATTGTCGGACTCCCATCGTCATCGGGGATCTCGCGATGGATGATGACGAAGTTGCTAGGCATATCGCGGATATCAAATGCCTCGTCGGAAGACCATGAGTATCCCATCCCTACCTCAATCGTCTTCCGGAGCGTCCAGTGATCATGAACCCACTGCGTCGGACGATCTAGTCTTGAGTACATGTATGCCCGCTGATGCGCCACCGACCATCGGACATGAATATCATCGTCGTCGTTCATATCCTCGAAGTTGGCAATCGCATAATCATTCTGGCTGAAATCAGTATCAAGTTCAGGTGCGGCTGGAGGATCGTCGCGTCCCGAGAAACTCAGGCGCCGACCTGCGTGCATACTTTGAGTTCGTTGAAGTCTGTTCATTCTATTAGTCTATCGTAGATGACCCTGAGTTTTAAATCCGTTTTTAGGTGCGAAACACGTATGGATCGTTATCAATGCCGCCCTCGTCGGCTAACCGAATAACGGCTCGGGCGTATATCCCAGTTTTGGCGTAGTGCTTCCAGTGCCCGGTAAAAAACGCCCTGCGCTCCCACGGCTTGGCGGGGCGTTCGAGGGGGGACACCGAGTTATGAAAGTATAATTCTTCCATATCAATCTCAAATACCTCATCTCCCACAAACCAGTTCAGGGTCTCGCCTATCGTTGTATTTGCTGGAGCGAACCTCCCAGACATGAACAGATTTCCCGTTTCGGGGAAACACACTACGCTCACATCTATTCGTTGATCTCGGTCCAGGAATGCGATATCGCCTACGCGGACAGATTTTGGAGCGGGTTTGTAGAATAGACTCCAGTCCATCCATCCTCCTCTTGAAGAAAAAGACATTAAACTTACCTATTTTTAGGTGAGACATCTAAACGGAGCAGCCAATCTTGCGGCTGACGAATCCAATCTCGTCTGCAGACATGTTCCTGCGCCCAGGGAAGCGGATCGTCATCATGAGCGGGAGAGGCGATGCGATCCCTGAATCCAGCAGCTCCTCCCACCGCATGTCTAGGACATACTTCTTCTGGAGATCTGAGCCGCTGAAGAAATCAATATCGTTCCATCGGTATTCGGTATCAGCCTTACCTGTGTGGATCCAGCGCAAGGTCTGACCCACCGTCAAGAACTGGTCAAAGTGTGATGGAATCTCGTCCTCGAGAATGTAGAAGAGGCAAGTCCCCACCCCCTCGTTCTTCCAGATGGCCAGATGATAGTCGTAGGGATAGTCGTCGCTGTTGAAGTGGATGGAGAGTACAGGGAAGTGCGTCATCGTGTGTGGTTGATTTTTCGGATTCCTTGGGCTTCTCAATCCGTTTTTGATGAAATTAACTATTTGACAAGTATAATATGAGCTCTGAGACGACGACGGTTAAGTTTATGGGGGAAGACGTAGTGGTCCCGAAAACTGTAATCTATGACATTTCAAAGACTCTGGACGAGAATCTTTCCGCCGCAGGTGTCGATCCCGCCGAGTTTGAAAAATTATTTGAACAGTGGAGTGCTGGACAAATTGCATCCGAGATGGGAATGGAGGTCAAGCAGATGGGCGGCGGTAAAGAACTCGCGCAGATTTTAATTGGAATGACGTTATGCGCATCCGGTGCTTTAGTTGGAGCAAAGCTCTATTTGGATACATTAGCTACCATTCCCGGTAAAGAAGCATTTTCGGCATCGGTGTGTACGCGCGATCCCGGATCTTGGTACCCATTAAGGTGGTCGGTAGAGGTAAATTCTTCACTGTGTCTGGGAGCACGGAATGATGTAAATGAGGTAGTTGGAAAAGCTCTTACATGGGCCATGGGGTTTGGCGGCCCATTGTGTGCTTTTGGATTTACCACGATTGTGAGTGCTACTGGCGGAGACGCTGAAAAATTTGCAGCGAACATGAGCGATGCATTCAAAATGATGCAATCCGCATTCCGATCAATCCATAAAGAGAAGGCGGCGGAGGCACGGCGGACTATTCGGGTTTTGGAAGAGGTAGACAGGCAGCGGGGTGAGGCCACCCAAGCGGCCTTGGAAAACATTGGTGATACTTTTGCGAGAGGAGCAGCAGCAGCAGCAGCAGTCGCGGCGGCAGCCCCAGGCGGACCAGGGGCAATGGCAGCGACTGCTGCGACCGTACTGCCCAGCGCTGCTTTGGGAGCTGTAACAGAACAAACTAAACGTGCCAACGAGCTGCGAATTGTTCAGAACGAGCGCGCAAGGGCCGCCGTAGCCCCCGAAGACGTGCCGGAGACGGCCGAGGAGCGCGAGGCGCGGGAGACGACCGATCAGCGCAAGGAGCGCAAGGAGCGGGAGGATCGGGAGCGCAAGGAGCGGGAGCGCAATGCCGCGCCAGCGAGGGGTGGAGCAGTTCCTTCTCCCCAGATGGTACGTCTGGGATTGATAATGAATGGCGTGATGCCCGAGGTCGCCGACAAGGTTATTACCCATGTTAAAGGTGGGCGCCGGCGCTCGCGTTCATTCAAAAAGAGCCGTCGTGCAGGTCGTGCTCGCCATACTCGCCGCAAGTAAGTTCAGGGTGTAATATGAAACACCAGACGCTGCTTCCAGGTCGGTCGCTGCATGTCCAGGAAATAGCGGACATTCACTGGCGTTCCTTCGGGCAGATCGTTGGGACTCGTAATCATGCGCTCCCAGTCGGGGATATAGATACGAGTGGCTGATACGACCACTCCACGAACATCGTCCGGTCGGCGCTGGAGGATATCCAGGAACGCCAAGTCCCGTGCATGCTTCTTTGCGAATTTCTGTAGGCGATTGCAGTCAACCCGAGCATCGGGGACTGCCATCCCCTTCATCGCCATTTGATTCACCACATCTGCCCACCGCCGAATTGGAGATGAGCCGTGGCAGTAGCGCGTCTGGAATCCCCAGTGCTGGACATCGGCAGACACGTTCTCGTAGGTTGCGGCCGCATACGCGAACATCCGCGCATTCAGACCCAGTCGGTCATACTTGTCCAGCTTTTCTGCATCAGGGGCACTGTGATGACGCAGCAGGCCCTTGCCGAGTTTCACGAGATGATCTGCCATCTGCTTGTTGTAGAAGATCATCAGTTCCGCGACCCAGTCGTGGGGATCCAGAATCGGTGAGCGACCCGCTAGGTGCTCGCAGATCGTGCGGAGAGTATCCATCGGGATCTCCGTTGCTAACCGGCACTCGTCGTAGGTATAAGACTTCTTATTGACGATCGTGACCTCCTTGAAATGAGCGTTCTGGACTCCCCCCACCCAATCGAAGATCAGGGCGTACCCGAGTCGCTTCTCGCCAGGTAGAAGCGACATCCGCGCCTCCAGAGTCTTGGGAAACATGGAGCGGACAGCAGTACCACCGTCGTACAGGGACTGTCCGATATTCTGCGCGTGCGCCATCCATGGATTGGCACGTACCCATTCAGCTACATCGGCAATCGTAATGGCAACTTTTATGGTTCCCATGTCGTTCCAGATCGAGATGCAGTCGTCAATATCCACGCAGCCCGGGGGATCAATATTGATCGTGGGAACGTCTAGAACCGTACGAAACACCGAGGGTTCCACAATGGCGGGGAAACGTGTCCAGTCTTCGGGAGAGTAGGCTACGTGAATCGCCTTGCGCTCAGCCAGCGGATCGCCGCATGTTCCTAGAACACTCACAATCTGCCCACGAGGAATCTTGTCGTCGCTGATCTTTTCGGCCACGACAAGAATGTTCTTCTTGAGATCCCGATGGGTCGAAGCGACCACCATCTGAGGAAACTGGATGTTCAGGGGGCTAAAGAGATACATGGGGACATTGCGCCCGGTCATGCCGTAACGCGTCTTGCTGGTGAGCTGTAGAACACCTGCGATACGCGTCATATTATTGTTGATACCTCCTCTTCTTAGGGGTTTCACGAACTCGTTTTTACATCTTACATCCACCCACCCGCCTTCTTTCCAGGGCACGATCCGCACATCTTCTCCTTCTTCACCGTCACCGTCTGCGTCGGCTTGCTGTAATACAGGATGGCAAACAGTACCGCCAGTCCCGCGGCAATGTAGCACCACCACGCCGTCACAAAGTTTGTCGCGCTTGAAACCAACTGCTGTCCTCCCTTCATTCTTGTTTTCAGCCAAGACAAATTATATAGACAAGATGGGCATCCCGTACTTTTTCGCATCTCTCATCCGACGGAATAAGCATATTGTGACTCAAATCAGGATCCACCTCCAGCCTGCGATCTGTGCGCTGGATTTCAATGCGTTCATTCACACGTACCTTGACGATACGCGCCCCGTTGCGAGTATCGTGGAGGCACTCCAAACCTTTCTCGACAAGACGTGTCGTCCCACCACGCTCTACATCGCGATGGATGGTCTCGTTCCTTACGGCAAGATCGTGCAGCAGCGGTACCGCCGCTTCAAGATCGGAGAGCCAGGGGTCTTTGACCGCAACCAGATTTCGCCAGGGACGCCGTTCATGAAGGAACTCGACCAGGCCATCCGTGCGCGCTTTCCCTACGCCATCATGAGTTCTACGGAGGAACCAGGTGAGGGAGAACACAAGATCTTCCAGTGGCTCAAGACCAGGGCAGAGAAGGATGTGTATATCTACGGTCTCGATGCCGATCTCATTCTGCTATCTCTCTATCATCCACACGTTCATCTTCTACGCGAGAACCAGACGTTTGGTGGCAAGGTCGGGGAGGGGTTTTCTGCCCTGTCCATTCAATCGCTCTCAGGAGCCCTGCCTCTTCCCGCAGCCCAGTATGTTGCTCTGTGCGTCCTCTGCTTCGGCAATGATTTTATGCCGTGTTTGGGAATGTTCTCTCTCCGCGAAGGAGGTCATGATCGCGCACTCAAGATCTATGACGTGTGTGGAAAGCCCGATCTCCTGACCCCCGCGGGTCGGCGGACGTTCCTGGAGTGTGCAGGCAAGCAGGAGACAGCGGTCTATCGCAAGGCAATGATTACTCGCCAGAAACCCACCGAGCTGTCGGTGGTAAGTCCCGACGGCGCCCATCTGGAGGCACGATACAATCTCCATATCTTAGACGGATCAGACGATACTGACTTTGTGGTGCGAGCTTTCTGGAGGACGTTCCACTGGACCTACCGATACTTCAGTGAGAACGTGTGTCCCGACTGGAATTGGGTGTATCCCCTCTCTGAAGCCCCGCTGGTCAAGCAGATCCTCCGCTCTCCCGAACTATCTCCTTCGTGGAAGGTTGGTCCAGCAGCATTCAATATCACCAAACAGCTGCAGTTCATTCTACCGAAGGCGTCTCTTCAGCGGGTAGGAGGTAAGCAGGTGTATCCTGACGAGATGTATAATGAAGACACGGATACACGGATTCCGTGGATGCGTTCCTACACGTGGGAGAGCGAGCCTCTGATTTCGGTGCCTAGCGCAGAGCTGACAGGGGTCCAATCCTTCCAGCTTTTGGAAGAGAATATCCCCGCACCGGTACTGTGATTTTTGGAATGTTTGGAGTACTGTTCAGGACACTCATCTGTTCTACTATGGGATTGATAGCAATTCCCTTGAATTTCAGGAGATCCGACCATTTGAAGGGACGACGAGACCAGTAGTTGTCCTCGATCGCTAAGAGCTCGCGGAGTTTCGGCGCACTCGAGATCCCCGCAAGAGTCATATTCTTCATCCAGTCGGAGCGAATATATAGAATGTACTCCTGGCGCTTCTGACCTATAATGCTTTCCGGTAGGATACGTTGTAGTTCAGCTACGCTGCCTTCTAGGGTATATACAGGCTTATACGTCCGAGAATTGACAGTGTTGTGCGCCCTCAGGACAAACTCTACCACACCCCGCCGATTCTCCATCCACGTGGGAAATTTACGCGAGTAATCATCCATCATCTCTCCAAAGTGCTTGGAACATGATGGACAGAGAATCGTATCTTTAAACGAACGAAACCATCGAGAAAGAAGTTCCTTTTCATATGCAGATGGTTCGTCGGGATACGCAGCTGCTATGGAGTGAAGAGTTGCCCATCCAAGGGGCCCCCAACGCATGGTCATTATATACTAGAATCAATTAAGAAGACCCGCTCCAACCGAGTCGGCATAGAGCGTACGAAGAACTGCGGGGGGGATCGTCTTCTTGGAGGCGGAGATGATCTTCTTTTCCACCAGCTTCTTACGTATTGTTCCGATATCCGTATTATACGCACGGTTACGAGCTGTGCGACGCATCTTCTCTACACCCTTATCGGTCGCAATGCTCACAGTGCGCTTGCGTGTCGGTGGAGCCTTGGACGGATTGCGAGTGGCTACAATACGCGCCGTCTTGCGAAGAATACCGCGAGGGTATGTCTTGGTTCCGCGACGGCGGCCACCCTTGACACCTGGTCCCCATGGCATGCCCACCGGGTTCTGCGGCTGTGTGATCTGGCTGACCTTGACAGACTTGTCCATGCCGTTAAAGGCAGGATCGCTACCCTCCTTGATAATCGTAATCTTGTCGCCAGGGGAGGCAAACTCAGTGTTTGTCAGGGACATCTTTCTTATTCTAAAAACGGATATAATCTCTTACGGCGAACCAGAGTACTACAAGAACACATCATGGACGCAATTCGTGTGTATTTCCAGAAGGGTGTGGCAAGGTTCTCTGAGTCCCAGATTGAGCCGTTCGAGGACTTCCTCTACAACAAGTTACCCCTTATCCTTCGTTCCACGCCGCCGATTGTGGTCTGGCACGACCAAGACGAGGTGACCAAGAAGTACAAGTACGAGTTCCGCCTATCCTTTGATAACGTGAGCTACCTCAAGCCGCGTATTCAGGAGGCAACAGGTCGGCTGAAGCAGATGCTGCCGTACGAAGCCCGTATCCGCAACTTCACGTATGCAGCCCAGATGTTTGTGGATATCACGCTGAAGGTGCGAACCTACAGCGGCCCCGATCTCACCGATGTCCATGAGGAGAGTAAGGTGTTTGAGGGCATCTCCCTCGGCAAGATCCCAGTGATGCTGGGCTCCTCGCTCTGCGTGCTCAAGGATTACCCAATGACGATGGAGGAAATGGGGGAGTGCCCGCACGATCCTCTCGGATACTTTATCATCCACGGCGGCGAGCGTACCATTCTCTCGCAGGAGAAGGTCGCCGACAACCGTATCATGGTATTCCTCAACAAGAAGACGACGACCAAGCACACCCATGCAGTGGAGATGAAGTCGTTGCACGAGAGCTTCACTCTGCCTCCCAAGAAGCTGGAGATCCGCATTTCCAGCAAGTTCAACGGTCTAGGCTACCCTCTGAACGTTTGCCTTCCCCGTTTCCGCGAGGACATTCCTATCATGGTGTTCTTCCGCGCTCTCGGAATCACCAAAGACAAGCAGGTGTATGAGCTCCTCGCAGGCGCCGACGAGGATTACCTGGCTGCCTCGTTCAAAGAGTGCGCCGATCTGGAAGTCTTCACCCAGGACCAGGCGGTTGAGTACCTCTCGCGCAACCTGCAGTACCCTCCCGCCGCCGAGGACAAGACGCCCCATGTTCGTGCCCTGCTCCTCACAGAGTTCCTGCCGCACGTGAGCCTCTCGGGCGAGAATCCCCCTGCCAACGTCATCGTTGCACGCAAAGTCAAGATCATCGTGAGCATGGTGCATAAGCTCCTGAAGACCGCCAAGGGCGAGCTGCCACAGGACGACCGTGACGCTTACCCCAACAAGCGGGTCGTGACTACGGGCTCGCTGCTGACCCATCTCTTCCGTCAGCTGTTCCAGAAGGTGTGCAAGGATATTCGGTCCAAGTTCGTCCATGAAATCAACAATGATAACTGGAAGCGGTCGGGTCGCGTCCTCGACGTCCTGGTTCTCTCCAATCTGTACAAGATTCTCAAGGTATCGTCCATCGAAGGCAAGCTGAAGCAGGCGCTCGCTACGGGCAACTTCACGGTCCAGGGTCTCGGGACCTCCAACTCGACCTCGCTCTCGAACGCCACCAAGTCGGGCGTATCGCAGGTCCTGAACCGCCTGTCCTACAATGCCACGCTCTCCCACGTGCGCCGTATCCAGACGCCCGTCGAGAAGTCGGGCAAGCTGCTGGCACCCCGCAAGCTGAACGGCTCATCGTGGGGTTTCGTGTGCCCGGTCGAGACTCCGGAGGGTCATTCGGTCGGTATTGTGAAGACCATGAGCTTGATGTCCAGCATATCGAACCACGTCCCGTCCTTCATCGTCCTCAACCTGCTGAAAGAGCTGGATGGGATCGTCTGGCTGGATGATATCTGGACGAGCGGACAGGTTGCCATCGTCATCAACGGTGTCATCGTGGCATACACCAACACCCCCGAGTCTGTCCATCGCGAACTCAAGAAGGCGAAGTGGAGTGCGCGCATTCACCCCCACATCTCCGTCGCCTGGAACATCCTGGAGAACCGAATCATTGTGGAGACGGACGCAGGTCGGCTGGTGCGTCCTGTCTTCCGCGTGGAGAACGGCAAGCTCCTGCCCCGTCCAGCCTCCGACAACTGGAACGACTGGGTGATGTCCTGTATCGAGTACATTGATCCCAACGAGTCTGAGGTCGTGCGCCTCGCGATGTTTCCTGAGGAGGTCACGTCGGCACACACGCACTGCGAGATTCATCCGCACATGATTCTCGGTCACATGGCAGCGAGTATTCCGCTGTCGAACCACAACCAGTCTCCTCGTAACGCCTACCAATCGGCCATGGCCAAGCAGGCGATGACACTATACGCCTCCAACTACCACAAGCGTCTCGATCGCAACGCCTACATGCTGTGTTCGCCCGAGCGCCCGATCGTGGAGACGCAGATCATGAATATTCTGAACATGCACGAGATGCCCAGCGGCGCCAACGCCATCGTCGCCATCGCCTGTTACTCGGGATACAATCAGGAGGACTCCGTGATCCTTAACCGCGGCTCGCTAAACCGCGGGTTCATGCGCGGGTTCTACTACACCGTGTATAAGGACGAGGAGCACCGCAACGTCTCAAGCGGTCGCGAGGAACGGTTCTCCAAGCCAAAGCAGGAGAGCACGCGCAGCTACAAGCACTCCTCGTATGCAGCAGTCCAGGAGAACGGGATGCCGGTGAAGCACGCCGTGGTTCAGGAGAACGATGTAGTGATCGGCAAGGTCGTGAATCTGCGGAGCGACCCGCACGGATACACCTACCGCGATCTCTCCACCACGCACAAGAACGCTGAGCCTGCACGCATTGACGGTGTGTGGCAGGACAAGAACTCGGACGGATACCCGTTTGTCAAAGTGCGCATGATCTCAGAGCGTGTCCCGCAGATCGGGGACAAGTTCGCGTCCCGTGCAGGGCAGAAGGGTACGTGCGGCATGATCCTAGACGAGTGTGATATGCCTTTCACGGCCAGCGGTCTGCGTCCCGATATCATCATGAACCCCCACGCCATTCCGTCCCGCATGACGATTGCGCAGCTGCTGGAGACAATGTATGGACGTGTGGGTACGGCTCGGGGTACGCTGGGCGACGGCACGCCCTACACCCATCTGGGAATGGACGAGCTCAAGGAGCACATGCTGAATCTCGGTCTGCATCCTTACGGCAACGAGATCATGTACAACGGTCAGACGGGCGAGATGATGGAGGTGGAGATCTTCATTGGCACGACCCATTATCAGCGCCTGAAGCATATGGTGATTGACAAGTGCCATTCCCGTGGCCGCGGTCCCATCGTGTCGCTCACTCGTCAGCCGTGCGAGGGCAGGGCACGCGACGGTGGTCTGCGTGTAGGCGAGATGGAGCGCGACTGTTTCATCTCCCATGGCGCCGCGGTCTTTACGAAGGAGCGCCTGATGGATGTCAGCGACCCATTCACGACGGGTGTTTGCACCAAGTGTGGCACGCTCTCTACAATCAACGAGAAGGATCATCTCTATGAGTGTAAGGGCTGTTCCTCCAAGTCGGGGATCGAAAACAAGACGATCCCGTATGCGGTGAAGCTGTGGATTCAAGAGTTAGAAGCCATGCATATCTCTCCGCGCATGGTGAGCTCAAGTTAAGTGAGCGATACCTCGATCTCGGTGACGCTTCCGTCGGGATGAGTCGTATAGAGGTATCCATTCGTAGGATCTTGCACCATGGCAATCGGAGTACGTGGAAGAGTCGTAAATAGACTGACAGTGCCTGCGAGTGTCACCTTGAATATTTTTCTGTTTCCGCGGTCCGCAACGTAGAGGTTTCCATCGACGGAATACACGATGGCCGATGGATTAGATGGATTAAAAGCTCCCGGAATCACCACGAGCGATCCAATCACGCCGTCTGGGCGGACATATATGACAGCATTCAGTGCGCTATCGGCAGCGTAGAGCCAACCATTATCGGCAAGAGCTATACCTTCTGGTGAGGAACCGAAATGTTCTGCATATGTCAAAACATTGAGTGTTCCATCAATCAGTTGTACTGATTTTGTATCGGGAAAACTGACATACGTGTTGTTTGTTGCAGTGTCGGTAATCACTCCCCATCCACCCCCGTTAGTCTCGGGAATGAGAGTCTGTGTCTGTCCGTCCAAGGACATGGCGGTTACACCAGTGTCATCCGCAACTAATAGAGGAGTCTCGGGGGCGTTGGGATTGTACGATAGTCCGCGGGGATTTGTGAAAAGAGTAAGAACTCCGAGAGGATTGAGAGGCTCTCCCATTTGGCGGTTGCCTGCCCAAATATCTCCAGCTGAAATGTCCGTTACGAACATTGAGTTGGTGGTGAGGGCAAGTCCGTATCCAATCGTATCTGGTGCATACGTAAAGATTTCGTTAGACCCAACGTAAGTCATCGTAGGGTAGGTCTTGGGATTTGTGGATGCCGAAACAGGAACATTGCTGCTCGTGCGACGAGGATTCAAGCGGCGAGTTTGCACATTAAACGTATAGCGCGTTCCAGGATCCAGTGCGGGCACAGTGAATGAAGTAGTTCCTCCTGGCTGGATGCTGCTATATCCTGTTTCAAGTACCGTAATATCATACTTCACGTTCGAAGGGTCGCCGTAGTCTGCAGGACTGAGATCCCAGTTCAAAATGATATTGGACGAACCTGCTGCACCACCCGCAGGTTGCGCAGTGAGATTTTCAACGGGTGCAACCACCGTGTAGAATGGACTGTCAGGAAACGTAACAGAATAACTACACAAATCTCCACGAATAGAGCGCACAGAGGCATCGTAGCCTTCGCCCGAGAGCAGATCGGAGAACTCGTAGGTTGTAGCGGTTGTATTGGACGTCAAACTACTTCCGGCAGTGGCCAGCGTGAGTTTGTAGAGGGAGCCAGATACCCCGTTCCAGGAGAATGCTAGAGAGTACTGGGGGTCACCCTCTGTCTGGATATTGGAGAGGTTATAGGGAGGGTCAATATACGTTGTCACATTCAGCGTTAGAGTTGGGTCGCTTTCATTTGTTCCAGAAAGAGCACTGACGTATATGTCGTAGCTTGTGCCCGGATCAAGACCCTGAACAATGTATGTTGTGCCCGTTCCAGCATCTTGTGCAACTCCATCCACATACACCTTGTAGGCGACCCCAACTGTAATACTTGCCGTCCAACTCACAGTGATTGAGTCTGTAGTTCCATCGGTAGGTACAGCCATCATATCCTGCGGCGGTGAAGTTCCCGTAAAGATCGGAATGTATGCTCCAACACTTTCCACATCATCGAATACCGCACTAATATAGACATCATAGAGAGATCCAGGGTTGATGATTCCGTTAAGCAGGTAGGTATGAGCATTCATAGTTGTCGTGTAGTAGAAGTAGTCCGCCGAATCTGCCACGTTGTTCCCGCTAATGTTATACACGACATCCTGATATCCTGGACGCTCTGCTGGGCTCGCCGTCCAGTTCAGTCGTATCGATGTAGGATTTACAGCTGCAAATGATAGGTTCGTGGGAGGACCGACGGGAAGAAGTCCAGATAAATTGGTAGAATAAGTACTCCGAACTCCTTTATAGGTCGTATAAACCGAAAAGTAATATAGAGCTCCGGATGTCAGATTCTCACAGACAAACTGCGTATCGGTAATCCCAGAGAATACTTGACTAATTCCGGTGTAGCTCACTGCGTTGATACTGTATGACACGTTCTCGGAGGTAGGAGGATCCCAGTTAAGGGTAGCTGTTGAAATATCCACGTTTGCGATCATAAGATTCGGGGGAGGAATGACTGGATTCGTGACTGCAAAGGTATATAGTTCGGGCTCACTGGACTGTCCAAAGATGAAGGTCGTGACCAACAATTGATAAAGGGTATTCGGCAGGAGGTCAGTGCAACTGATAGACGTTTGCGGAGCGCTAACCGCAAACTCACTTGAAATGCCCATCGTGGGAGTCGCTACTATCTGGTATGACTCGTCATAGTCTGTTCCGGGGGTCCATTCTACCGCTATGCTTCCAAACGTTCCATCTACCGCACCCGCGGATAGATCATAGACTGGGTGAATCATCGTGCGAATAAACACAGCCGGTACGTCCTCTGGAATAGACGACTTTCCAGACGCGGTAGCGATAATCGTGAATTTATAGAGTCCGCCAGTCTCGAGTCCGCCAAAGTTATACGTCACGACATTAAGAGGTGTGGTTCTGCTGAGAACATTACCCCCGAGCTCTGCAAATATCGTATAATTCACGTTTGATCCGAGCTCAGACTGGGTCTTACTCGCCGACCAATCCAAAATAATTGTTTGGTACGGGTTCATAGCTTATTGTATAAATGGATTTATATCTATTCATATCTACCTTACTTCCATGTGACGATGTATCCTGATATATCGCTGCCACCACTCTTGCTGGCAGTGTTCCACGCAATCTGGATATTGGAATCTGTTGTCGGGAGAGGAGATCCAGAGCGCACAATCTCGACGAATCCAGGGTCGCCAGGACCCCCGGCAACGGCTGTCAGCGCAGCAATCGGCTTCTGCTCGCCCGGTGACGTTTTTCCGTTCTTATTCGTTGCGGTGATATTGATGAGATATGGAGTAGAAGCCGTTAGGTCTGGAATAGTAAAGGTTGTATTTGGTACAAACACTTTGAACGTGGTATCATACTCATTGCCAGACACAAACAAGGTGTAATAGTCAATATCAGCACCTCCATTGACGTATGCAGAATTCCACACCACTGAAATAGAGTTTGCCGTTGCAGGAATGTTCGGATTTACCCTGAGTCCAGTAGGATCGGCGGGACCCCCAGTGTCAAGTGTCGTTTTAGACAAATTTTGTTGTCCAGGTGATGGCGTTCCACTTAGATTTACCGCAACCATATTGAACGTATAACCAGTATCAGGGGAGAGTCCATTAATCGTAGTTTTATAAGAATTGAAACCCGGACCATTGATGATCTTTTGCCCATGCCCAACACCATCCGGAGGCTGCCACGTGAGTATATAGCGGGCGATTGCACTGCCCCCGTTCTCATCTGACGGCTCCCAATTAATACTTATCGTGTTGGCAGTCACTCCTCCATTTGGCACCGAGAGCACGGGATCCAACGGACCACCGGCGGCAGCTGTTGTAACTGGTAGAACCTCGGGTTGGATACCTGTAGCCGTATTTGTTAGGTTAGTTTGCGCGAAAACACTGAACAAGTAATCCGTCCCCGCAGAGAGATTTGTGAATGTAAGTGATGTAGTCGCGCCATCAGGGCCCTCAGAAGAAGGTGTGCTTTGAGTCGGAAGAACATACCCGGTTGAGGCATCAACTGCCGTGATCGTGTAGAACTCAACATATTCCTCTGCTCCAGAAGGCCTTGCTGGATACCATTCGAGAACAACGGTATGTGAGCTAACACCTCCATTCTTATCGTCAATGGCAAGATCATACGGAGCGCGCAGTCCGCCCGCATACGTGGTAGAACCCTTCACATAAAAATTACCCGGGGAATTCACGGTATTCATATCGGCATCTTGTCCAATCGCGTAAATATTAAAATTATACGATGTAGATGGCTCAAGCCCGACAATCGTGGCCGACACTCTCGTATCATCAAAATTGCTCATTCCATTCCCATCGCCGTCTGGAGGCTGCCATGTAATCGTGTATCCACATAGAGTCACGCTATTTGTAGATTTAACCTTGTTCCACTGCAGTGAAAACGATACTGCAGTTGGAGGAAGACCTGTCATGAATCCCGACGGATCGTTCAGTCCATTTGAGGGAGTTGTCGCAGATGAAAACGTCGCTACACCAGGCGACGAATTGCTACCAGCATTGGTTGTTATAGCAAACGTGTATCGCGAACCCGGAAGAAGATCGGAAATATATGCAGACGACACATTCGTCGAGGTTGTGAATGTACCTCCCGCATCGGGGGGCTGCCAAGTTATGGTATAGTTGTCAATCGGACTTCCACCGTTGGCAGATGCGTCCTGCCAGGTAAGCCAGACGCTGCTGCTTGTAGCGACATCGTTCAACGTAATTCCCCACGGATCGGTTGGTTTGCCTGGGGTGGTGGTGATGGGTTCCAAGACCACGTTTCCAGGACTCAGAGTTCCGTCTCCTGGATCCATATTCAGTGCTTGAACTGTGATGGAATACCTGGTGCTGTCTGCCAGATCACTGATGGTATATGTGAAGACATCTGCACTCACCGTAACAGAGCCCATCGGTTTGTTTAATCACATCACTTAAAATTACAGAGGGCGCACGCGGTCTGTAATTTTAAGTCTAGAGAGCGTAGGGGGATATTGTTATGGTTATGGTGGTGGTACTGGTCTAGCGGGCAATACATCAGTAGAATCATATGAAATCTGGTATCCAGTGATGTTGCTTCCACCTTCAGTAGAAGCAGTGTTCCACGATACCGGGATTGTGTTACTAGAGGAAGGATAATACTGGATGAGTGAAGCAGCATCACCTGGCCCGTACAGGTGGGGTGTCGTTACAAATACTTTATTCACGGACTCGCCTGAGCCAATATTTCCAGTGTTCTTCGCCTCAACATAGAACCTATACGTTGTTTGGGGATCTAGTCCGCCAATAGTTGCAGTTGTCTTTAATCCCACATAGAAAGATGTCACTCCACTTACTGCTGGACTCATATGTACAATATACCCTGCAATATCAGCAGCAGTAGGTGACGTACCCTTGAACGCAGAATCCCACATGAGGGTGACCGCGGTGGGATAAGCAGGTATATGAGGATGCACTTGGAGATTATTAGGCTCGAAAGGAGCACCGGTTTGTAGCGTTCTGACTGTCAGCACTGCACTGCCGTTTCCAGGAGAAGATTTTCCATTCACATTGACTGCATAAATTGTAAATTTGTATGATGTGCCTGAGGTTAGTCCGCTGACGTATGCCTCTGTTAGCTCAAGGCTTCCTATAGGATCAATCTCTACAATATCGTTTGTATCCAAGTTTTCAAACTTGAGTTTGTAATGATCTAGATCCGAATCTCCGGAAGAGTCGGGTGTAGTCCAATTGAGAGCAACGTAGCCATAACCTTTCGTCGGAGAAGAGAGAGTCGGGTCAGATGGCGCACCGCTGGTTGATGTACTGGCCGTAACATTTGACGAAGCTTCGGCAGAATACCCAACCTGAGAGTACGACGTGAGAACGAACGTATATTCGGTAGCCGCAGATAGATTGGTGAATGTATAGTTGCTGGCGGCGTCGCCGCTAGCGGGGAATGTGTGACTTACCACTGCTTCGGGGTCATCGGTTCGTGTAGCGGTAATTTTGTTGCTGGTGATGCTATCGCCGGGCTCAATTGTTGTAGCAGGCGTCCATTCGAAACTTATTTCACTGATTGTTGAACCCATAGACATGAAATCGGTCGCCGAGTAAAGACCTGTTGTGGTTGTACCCGATACGTAAAAGTTTTGTGGAGAATAGTTACCAGAATTATCAAAAGCCGCAATATTGAACTCATACGTAGTGCCAGGATTTAGATTTTCAATTACTGTAGAAGTCGCCTCGGGAAGAACCACTTTAAAATTGTCATCAACACCATTGTGAGGCTCGTAAGTAATTTTATATCCGTCAAGAGCAGTACCAAGCGCATTTGCTGTTAGCCACTTCAGGGTAACTTCATACGGAGAAGATGGCACATCTGTTGCAACTTTAAAATTTTGAGGATCCTGAGGACCGTCTGCGTAGCATGTTGCAATAATAGCCTTGGACAACCCAGGAGAAAAGTACTGCGTAGCACCATTTTGAGCATACATACGCATTGTGACCGTGTAACGAGAGTTTGGTTTCAGGTTGTTAATAATAACTGCCGTACCATCTGCGGGTGTAAGCATCATTGTACCACCTCCGTCCGGAGGATCCCATTTTACTTCATATCCACTCACGTCAACAGGGCCGATAGGCGTATTTTCATCTATTTGCCCATCATCAAAACTCAATACAAAAAAGTCACTGTTGGCGGGTTGATTAGGTGCTAACCGCAAGTTTGACGGATCCATAACCAGCATATTGGAATACGTGGTGTATGCACGAATAGTTGCATTTCCCGGCGAAAAGACGACACCAGTGGTGTTCAACGACTGAACACGGATGTCATACAGCCTTCCATAATCCAATCCTTCGATACTCGCGGCCAGTGTGTTCGCTCCACTTACGGTGAAGCTTCCACTGGTACTCATAGTTTGTATTTACATTCCAAGATATTCTGTAGCCTCTTACCGCACTCCCCCCGCCTGGCGAACCTGTCACCCAAGAAACGGGAATAGTGGTATTTGTAGAGCGTCCTGTCCGAGGGCTGACAGGATCCAGAGGACCAATTGAACTAGCAGTTGAAGCTGTTGTAGTAACTGGATCAGACACTGCGCCATCTGTATTGTAGGCTGTTAGAGTGAAAGTATAAGAGTATCTACTGAGCAGGTTGGGCGCGGTGTATAGTGTCACCAATCCAACATCAAATGAGCTAATATCATTCTTATCCGGCGGATCTATCGTGAGGGTGTATCCTGCAATCGCGCTTCCGTGTCCGCGATACGCCGAATCCCATATGAGCGAAATCGTATTTTTCGTGGCGACCCTAAAGCTATCGACCTGAAAGTTTGTCGGAGGGTCCGGCGGCGGCGGCGAGGGCGGTCCAGGCACTGGGCGGTGCGCCATAAAGTTGGTCGGGGGAAACGTAGGCGAATCATCATACAGCGTCACAAGGTATCCGTTGCACAGGTCTGGAGTGTTTGCGAGAGCGTACAGCCGGCGAGATGCGGCCAAGAGAATACTTTCACTATTGATATATTTGTCACTCAGATCAATCGTTGATACGTGGGATAGGTTCATGTTGAGCTGCGAGACGTAGCCCGGGGTGTTCTTTGGGGATACGACGTGAATCAGTTTAGGAGGTGTAGAAAACGATGTGGAAAACATAGGCTCATAGTTTGCCGTTGAAGTTGATTTCACCTCTATGATCGTTTCGTTGGAGAGAATGACGCTCCACAGGTTGGAGTCATCAGCAGTAAAGAAGATGCGCGATATCGTTTGTCCGCCCGATGTATCCATGATCGCGACTGGACTGGACTGAATGCTTGTAATACTGCTGATATCGCAGAGGATATCAAACCTAGGCTGGCGGGGATTCTGTGAGTTAATGGCATACAGTGTGCGACCGTTCGCAAAGACGAGACGGGTATGTTCCGACAGAGGTACAGGGCTTGTTGTGATTGGGAATCCGGTGGCCGTGTTGTATCCCCACAAGTTGTTTCCGTCGCGGTCAAAGCAGTACATCGTCCCCAAGTTCGTCCCTGCAAACACCACGGACGCATAAATGAGGGGAGAGGCCGTAAAATACTCTGCGGGATTTTGCAGCTGGTCTATCCAAATCGCCTGTCCATTTGAATGAAAATATCCGATATATGGTCCGTATGCTGCAATCAATGACTTTCCATCAAAGGCTACTGAGCCAGCAGGTGTCCCAGGAAGATTACACGACCAGAGAATCGAGCCACTGGGATCTACAGAGTAGAGAGTGTTTCCAGCAAATGCTGCTACTACGCCCTTGCGGCTCACGGACGGAGAGACGGTAATGGGACCTCCTGGAAGATGGTGAGACCACTGCTGACGGGGAAAATAGGTATCGTTATACGTTGTGTATTTTACGAGGTTTCCGGAAGACGTTCCCACATACACTTCGCCAAGCGGACCAATAGCTGGTGCGCCAACCAGTTCGCCTGATCCAGAGATATCGTAGATGGTAATGACTTCATTTGTAATCTGCGGGATGGGAGCCAGGCTCACGCGCCGTTCTACAAACTGCAGGGTGGGAGTTTCTGTAGGAATGACTGGGGGAACTACAACAGGCGGTGGCGGCGGAGGATCAGGAGGAATCGGAAGGCGAAGAATGGTCGCACAGGCGACGTAGGGAGTCAGAGTGCATCCGAGATTTGGATCGGGAGTCAGAAATTTACGATTCGGAGATCCCCATCCCCAGTATTCGCGGGGTGTGAATGTTGGGTGCGGCTTTTTACAGTTTCCAGGGGCGGGCAGGCCGCAGTTTGTTGGTTTCTGTCGTGGAGGGTAGTTCGTAACACCCGCACGTTTCACAAACTCAAAGGACAGGTAGAAAAGACGACTTGAGTTCCCTCCAGAGATATCGGACGGAAAGAAGATATTTCCCTGGTTATCTGCTACGATCGCACGCGGACTCACGATTTTAAGTTTATTCGGATCGGTCGCAAAGAGATCGGTTCCTCCTCCAGCAATCGTTGTGTAAAGGTTGTTTCCTTCTGTACGAACTGTAATGACTCCCTCTGTTGCCAAAGATGAAAACAAGTTATCGTTGTAATCGAAGCAGATGGACAGTGGGTTTTCATACTGAGGATACTGAAAGTATGTTGTAAGTGCGCCAGTATCCTTGACAAAATCGTAGTAATAGACCAGACCCAACTTGTTATCGGCAACAAACAGTTTGTTCTCGTTTGCCTGAAATTGAAGACTGCGAAAGTCTGGAGTAAATGACGGAGTATTCAAAGAGCACTGTATGATGGGTGCTTTCTCATATCCATAGCTTCCAAAGTAACTGATGGTTCCTCCACTCTGATTCACAAAGAACACCTCTCCCTGCGAATTCACTGCAATGCCACCCGTGTTATCACCAACCGTATAAAGATTCGAGTTGGAGGTCCCCGAGATCGAATACACCTGGTTGTTGATGATAAGGTCAGTGGTACGATAACGACAGAGTGCGTTGTTTCCGGGGACACCAACAAACACGTATAGACCGTTTGGATCGGTGGTCATTGCGCGAATCTCACTGCTGAAATTACTCCCTTCTACTCCTAGCCTGACACCCACAACTCCGATTGCAGGCTGGTATTTGTAGGCCTTGCCCGTAGAGGTGCCGATAAGAATAGTATTGTGCGTTGCATCAACCACTGAGGGGATAGAACACATGGCGGTGATGTATCCGCTAGTCGTAGCGATGTTGGAAAGCACGTTATGGGTGGACATCCCTGGTTATATATACCGTTGTATCAAAATGAGCGAAATTCCATCGTGGATGACCGCACCCCAGTAAGCGGAATACCATGACGTCTTGAGACCCAGAATCATGACTGCAATCACAACCACGGAACGAAGAAAGGTATTGATCAGGAGGTTGGAGGTGGGGTAGCGAAACAGTAGGCTTAGCATTGCTTCTCTATCCGAAGAAAATAATTTCTCATTTGAAACCGCACGTCCAGGACAACGGGTCGCCTCGGGGACCCCCAGAAAAAAAATCTCTTGCGTAGAAGCATAACAAACTATGGGAGGCGGACTTATGCAGCTCGTCTCGTACGGCGCTCAGGATATCTACATCTCGGGCAACCCGCAGATCACCTTCTGGAAGGTGCTCTACAAGCGCCACACCAACTTCGCCATGGAGGCGATTGAGGTGACGTTCAACGGCCAGGCCGACTTTGGCCGCCGTGTCACGGCCGTCATCAGCCGCAACGCTGACCTGATGTACCGCACCTACATCCAGGTGACGCTGCCCCAGATCACGCTCTCGACGGCGGATGCCCGCTTCCGCTGGCTCAACTACGTCGGCCACCGCCTCCTCAAGCAGGTGGAGATCGAGATTGGCGGCTCCCGCATTGACCGCCAGTATGGTGACTGGATGCAGATCTGGACGCAGCTGACGCAGCCCGTCGGCACCCAGGTCTCGTTCGACGACATGGTCGGCAACTCCGCTGACCTCGTGCTGCTGAAGGACGGCTCGGGTGTTGCGCTGGACGCCACGTGCGCCGCCTCGGAGGCCACCAACTCGTGCCTCTCCCGCGCCGGCACGCCGCTCAAGACGCTGTACATCCCGCTGCAGTTCTGGTACTGCCGCAACCCCGGCCTGGCCATCCCGCTGATTGCCCTGCAGTACCACGAGGTGCGCATCAACGTCGAGTTCGAGCAGAACTACAACTGCTGCTACGCCGACCGCCAGGTGGCCGCGCTGGGCTCTCTGCCGTCCCAGTCGGGCATCTCGCTCGGCTCGGGTGTGACGTCCATCTCCCAGCTCCAGCTGGTGGCCGCGTCGCTGTACGTGGATTACGTCTATCTCGATACGGAGGAGCGCCGCCGCTTCGCCCAGCAGTCGCACGAGTACCTCATCGACCAGCTGCAGTTCACGGGCGACGAGACGGTTACGGCCTCGTCCAACAAGATCCAGATGAACTTCAACCACCCCGTCAAGGAGCTCGTGTGGGTTGTCCAGCGCGACTCGTTCGTCGATTGCAACTCCCCGCCCACGCCGTGGATTGCGGAGGCGCTGGGCCAGCAGCCCTTCAACTACTCCGATGACTGGAGCACGGAGGGCATCGTCACGGCCGTCCTCGGCCGCGGCGCCCTGGCGACGTCGGCTGGTGCGTCGGTCCCGACCTACAGCCCGGGCCCGACTGGTGCGTATGGCGGTGCCTACCTGCCTGGCCTCGGTGCCTCGTCCGGTGCGGGCCTGGGCACGGGTGCGGCCATCTACGATGGCTCCCGCGGCAACGACGACACGTTCTTCGAGGGCACGACCAACTACCTGCTCGCCAAGGTCATCCTCGCCTCGAACGTCAAGTGCGAGGGCAAGAACCCGGTGGAGGTCGCCAAGATCCAGCTCAACGGCCAGGACCGCTTCTCCGAGCGCGAGGGCCGCTACTTCGACAAGGTGCAGCCGTGGCAGCACCACTCGCGCACGCCGTCGGTGGGCATCAACGTCTATTCGTTTGCCCTGAAGCCGGAGGAGCACCAGCCCAGCGGCACGTGCAACTTCTCGCGCATCGACAAGGCGACGATCAACCTGACGCTGTCGGTCAACACCGTCCGCGACCAGCGCACGGCCAAGGTCCGCATCTACGCGGTCAACTACAACGTGCTCCGCGTCATGTCCGGCATGGGCGGCCTGGCCTACTCCAACTAAACGCTCTAGCGGTGCTAGCGTTCTAGTAGTGGTGTTATTAAAAATAAATAAATAGATGTCCTGATCTCAGGGCACGCTAGAACCAGCAGCTGCCGAGTCTAGTGTAGAAATAATGCAGTTCTTTGTGGTGTTTCATCGGAAACTGTTCGATGAATGCTACGAGAAAATCCCTCCAGGCGTTCTTCAGGAGTACTTTACGTTCTTTGCAGTGAATGAGTCTATTCCAAAAGAATACACTCCTGGCAAATACAAGATCTTGAACGAGTGGGACCTGCCCATCTACGACCCGACCATGCAGGAGAAGGGATACCGGGAGAACTCAGCAATTTACCACGTGTATGCCAACGGACTTCACAAGAAGTATGCGCGAGTCGGGTTTTTCCAGTATGATATGCGATTTAATGAGAATATTGTTGATAGGATACTGAACTGTCCAGTTGCACGACCTATAGGATATTTTCTGATACAGACTTGTATAAAAGATTTCGTGACGAGTACTGTTCCAAACCTGACCGACAACATTAAAGAGGTCATATCAAGGTATGAGCAGCATTTTTCTAAACCAGTTCTACGTTTTAGGAAGTCTCGAATTCCTCCATTCCAGCCCACATTGGATACCAATCGTATCTACCCTCTTCTAAACTCATATGTCATTCCTTCGTCGTCATTTGAGACCGTTATGAAGTGGGTTGTTCAATTGTACGGAGCTGTTGATCTTGAGGGTCATACTGCTGGGTTTTACGAATTAATTATGGCGATTGCTCTTGGAGAAGAAGACCTGGAGTGGTATAGACTGGATGTAAGCCATGACCAGGAGTTTAAGAAACCGTGTTACTGAGCTTACGCATTATTTTGCTTGAAGTACAAATGACCAGTTTTGAAGGAGTACAATATCGTCTTGCAAACTGCTGGTACGACCACATCCCTGTTGCAGAGTACTCTGATAAACCTATTCGTTATCTAGAAATTGGGACGTTCTACGGTGCGAATTTGTTGTCCGTTGCCAAGTCGTATGCGCTGCATCCAGATAGCAAACTGCACTGTATTGATCCGTGGGAGGACTATGAGCACTATCCCGAGTATAAGGGCAAACAGCCTAACATTTATGACACGTTCATGAAAAATCTGGATCTCCTCGGGGATGAGAAAGGCAAGGTTACTGTGCATAGGGGATACTCAAATCAGGTAGTCCCTACGTTAGAAGATGATTCATTTGATATCATCTATATTGACGGAAACCACGAACCAGAATACGTTCTAGAAGATGCAGTGTTATGCTTTCGTAAGCTTAAGCGTGGAGGAATACTGATTTTTGATGACTACGGATGGGGAGGTCCTGATCTAACAACGCGTGGAATCAATGCGTTTATCAGTGGATATCATAAACGAATTCATAACCTTGGCCTTGCGGCTGGCTCACAAATGATTACGCGCAAGATATGTTGAGTAACTAATGGAACTCTCGGATATTATTAACGCCGACGTGTTTGAACGTGCATTTCCTGTAGAGTATCGTAAAATTGATCCTCTTGTATTTGATAGACCGTTCGCGTGGAAAGGGAAGACGATTTACCCGCCTGAGAAGAACACACGGTGTCTTATCACCGGACATTCAGATTATCCGATTACAGATGCCCTTGTTAAAAAATACTCTCCAGGATCATGGTGGGGTCAAAATAAAGAGACACGTGATCATCGAGTACATTCTATTCCATTGGGAATCGTTTGTCTTGACGAGAGGTATCCTCATACAAAAATTACAGGAGATATCTCGCTAATTCTAGATATTCAAAGAGAACCGAAGCAGACCAAAAATCGAGTATATATGAACTTTGATATCAAGACGTATCCGGCAGAACGCCAGCATGTCTATGCCTTATTTTGCAACAAGACGTGGGTTACGAAAGGAAAATTTGATATCGGCGTGGATGGGCGCAGACAGTTTCTGCGCGATCTCCGGAATCATACATTTGTTCTCTGTCCTCGTGGAAATGGTGTTGATACACATCGTCTATGGGAAACTCTGTATATGGGCAGTATCCCGATTGTTCGCCGACACGTTGCGATGGAAGATTTTTACGATATGCCCATTTGTTTCATTGATGACTGGAACGAGGTGACACCGGAGTTTCTCGAAGCGGAGCGCATACGCATACAGACTGGACGATTCAATACGGAAAAGCTTAAGGCGAGCTACTGGATCAAAAAGATCAAACGGTTTGCTGCTACTTGATTTACGTATTCGCAGTGTAACGGTACAATGTTTCTCTCAGGAGCCTATTTCCAGCAGCAGTGTAAATGGAATCTCGACAACCGCTATCCTCTCCGTGTATGGGGGATTCTGAATAAGGCAAGGCAGGGTGACTCGGTGTTCCTGAAAGTAAGCGATATACCTTACTTTCTCTATCATCGTCCGGGGGTTCCAGTATCCCTGGTTGTCCATAACAGCGATGAGTCTTTCACCGATGAACTCTACTCAAAAGTGAAGCCATATGTGACTGACGTCTCAGCGGTGAATTGTGTGACTCGCCATGCTAAACAGATTCCCCTAGGACTGCGTGATCACCAATACGCAAGTCATCATATTCTCCGTGCTGTGATGGCCGAGCCTCCTCTTTCGCGGACAACGCTCTGTCTCGTCAATTTCTTGGTTGCAACAAATCCCCCGGAGCGCCAGGCAGTCTATGAGATGTTCAAGAACAATCCTCACTGTCTCGTACAGCATGAGTACATGACGTACGACAAAGTGCGGTCTCTCAATTTCAGTGATCTAGAAACGCAGAGGAGGAGAGTAGAGTTCTACCGAACGCTCAAGCAGTGTAAGTATGCCCTCTGCCCTCCAGGGACAGGGATTGATACTCATCGGGTGTATGAGTGTATTCATCTGGGTGTCATTCCCATCGTGCGCTCGTCAGCGCTTGATCCTCTGTACGCAACGATGCCGGTGAAAATTGTTCAGTCGTGGTCGGATGTAACAGAGTTTTTAGATTTAGAAGCGAATCGTGCATAAAAGTAAAATGGTTCATTTCTTGACGTTTGGATCCTATAACTACACGAAACAAGTGGAACGAATCAAGAACGAAGCGTTGGCATCGGGATTTTTTAAGGGTATCACAGCTGCGTATCCTGCAGATTTACATCCAGATTTCCGAAATGCAAACAAGACATTTCTCCACGGGAGGGGGTACGGATATTGGATATGGAAGCCGCAGATCATACTTCAGACACTCGATCGGTTAGCAGAGGGAGATATTTTAGTGTATGCTGATTCCGGTTGTACAATCAATCGCCATGGGTCCAAGCGCTTTGCAGAGTATATGCAGATGGCACGTGACCATCCAAGTGGTATCGTCACATTTCAGATGCCTGAGAACCTGGAAGTACAATTTACAAAGCGCGAAGTCTTTGAACACCTAGGGTATGAGCATGCGGAGACTCCGCAGATCTGTGCCACATACATCATTGTTCGTCGGTGTGCAGCGTCTGTTGCCCTCCTACAGAAGTGGTCTGTACTTACCCGCGAACACAAACTCATCAACGATCAAAAGTTTCTTCCTCAGGATCCAAGGTTTGTTGATCACCGACATGATCAAAGTATATGGTCGATCCTGAACAAGCAGATTGGGACCTGCGTCGTTGGAACAGATGAGGGCTGGCCACCTGGACGACTAGAGTATCCTATTTGGGGCTCTCGGATCCGCCTCACAGATGAGTCAAAATTTACCCACCTTATACAATAGTCCATGCGGATCCTCGTTAAATTCCCTACTCGTGGAAGACCCGATAAGTTCTCTGATACGTTTGCCCGATACGTCGAGTATGCCGATGATCCGTCAAACATACATTTTCTGGTGACGATGGATGCTGATGACAAGACGGTCACTATGGACCTTATCAACCGGACGATTGAAAAGCATGCATCTACCCAGATATTTGTGGGGCATTCGGGAAATAAGATTGCGGCCGTGAATCGCGATATGCAGTATGCTCCTCCGTTTGATATTCTCCTCTTGGCATCTGACGATATGGTTCCACAGGTTCGAGGGTACGATACCATTATTCGGAAAAAGATGCAGGAGCACTTTCCAGATACTGACGGAGTTCTGTGGTTCAACGACGGACACCAGGGGCATCGCCTGAACACCCTGTGCATTCTCGGTCGCAAGTATTACCAGCGCTTCGGATATATCTACAATCCAGCGTATAGAACAATTTATTGCGACAACGAGTTTATGGAGACTGCAAATAAACTCAGACGCCAAGTGTATGACTCGCGCGTGATCATTAAGCATATGCACCCAGACTTTGGGCATTCATCGGTCGATGCAACGTACAACAAAAATCTCGCAGGGGTTGATGATGACCGACGGACATACCTCAGACGCAAGGCTCGTGGTACAGGCATCTATTTACCTATCGTTCGTATCCGAGCACTCTAATCTATTTTTATGAGACGTTCAACCCAAAAAAATAGACGCTTGTGGGCGCTGTTTTATGTTTTAGTGGATCTCTTCCTCACGCCTTGAGGAAGTGGATCTTGAGGTACGACTGGAGGTTCAGGTAGGTGACCGTGTCCTTGTCCGTGACCTTCAGCAGGCGGGACAGCACGCCGTCGGGGATAATGCGGCGCTTGTTCGCCGGGTCAAAGCACGAGTTGGCCTTGACGTAGTTGGCGACGAACTTCGTGACCTCCGTCTGCGAGCGCTGGGAGCCAGCGGCCAGCTGCATGAAGGAGCACAGCTCCGGGGAGAGCGCGCGCGGCTTCAGGAACGCGTTCTTGGAGCGGCGGAGCTCCCACGCGGCCTTCTCCTCGGCCGTCATGTCCGCGACATCCTTCTTGACCTTCTTGCGCTTGCCGGCCTCCTTGACCTGCTTGGCAGCCGCCTTCGCCGCGACCAGCGTGTCGGCAATCACGGCCTTGAGCTCATCGGCCAGGCGCGCGCGGATCTCGCGCAGGCGCTCAACCACCGCCGAGATGGACGGGGCCTCGCCAGCAGCGGGCGCAACCTCCGTCGAGGGGGCAGGGGCGGGGGCGGCAACGGGGACAACCACCTCGGTCTTCGCCGCCGTCTTGCGGGGGGCAGCCGCCTTCTTCTCAACGGCGGGGGCAGGGGCAGCCACGGCGGACGTGGCAGCGGGGGCAGCAGCGGCCTTCTTCGCAGCGGGCTTCTTGGCGGCAACCTTGGGATCAGCACTCATGTTTGTAGTAGAGGCAGACGCAGTTGCGGGCATTTCTAACGCGGTTATGTATACATCACCCTCCGACCGCGTAAATAGGTTTGAAATATAAAATTGTGAGTAAGGAGTAAGGATGAGCAGTTCAGCAACAGGATTAGGAGGATGGAAAAAGGGAGGCCGAGTCTCTGATGCAAGTGCGGTTACCCAGAACATTCGTGTTGTGGCACAGGGACAGGCGGATGCGACCTATGCGGCCACCCAGAAGAAGAATCCATTTCGTCTATCGAGCGCGATTCTGAATGGTGAGGCGTATGGCGGTCAGACACTTTCTCGCAGCAATTTGATTGGCACCCATGGTATCCGCGACGAGATTCCTCGCTTTGCAGACTGTGTGTTTGTGAGCACGACAGATGCCAACGTAGAACCTGGAACCTACGTAGTGCTTGGAAGTTTGGGACAATACACTGCTAAGGCATCGCACATTTACTATGGCACTATTAGTCAATATGGTCCGCAGTATGCGTTTCAGAAATCCTTGCAAGGACAGAGTGGTGGTTGGTCGTCTCGCACTGCGTCAAATAATTATGACGGTTCGACCGGAGCCTACCTTGGAGCTACAACTACAACTGTGAGTGGAACTTCCCGCGCCGGAGAATGGCTGCAGATTACGGCTCCCTACGCGTTTCTTTTGAATTCGTACAACTTGGTTACGGGTGGAAATGGCGGACTGCCAACTTCGTGGGTGCTTGCTGGATCAACCGACGATGGAACGACCTTTACTACTATTGATGTGCAGACAAACGTAGCCATCGTCAATAACACGATCACAATCCCGCTCCCCACGAATACGGAGTCATACAGCACCTACCGAATCATTGTTACACAAAACGCGACGAGCACTCAAACAAGTGCAGGGTTCGTTAGCTGGAACCTATTCCGGTACGTGTAAGTTCTGCGTTAAATATCAGGATATGACAAATCAATGCTCTGGGCAGCGCTGCTGGCTATGGCGTCGGTTGTATCCGCACAGACCCCAGGGTACGACTGGAACGGATTTAGCGCATCTGGTCTTGGCTGCGGCTCAGATTCGGGTGCGCTCAATGTAGGTCTTGGTCAGTCCCTGCCTCCTGGCGCAACGGGTCTGAAAGTCAAGCAGATCGCCTTTGCAATTTACGGAACCAACTCCCTCCCCGCGTTTATTCAGCTGGATGGAAGTACCGCTACCCCTCGTCTCTCAACATCCTCTGCCGTCCAGTGTTGTGGAAGCGGATGCGATCTGGCTGTTCAAGTAGCTCTTGCAGGCTACTCGTGGTACAACTCTCCCTGCGGACAGGCTCCGTGCGGCAATGCCAACAAATGGTATTACATGGACTTCTCAGGAACGGCAGTTGGAACAACTCAACAAACCGGTATATCCCAGGCAACTTTTTACGATTCTGGCGGAGCCCAGATCGGTGCCAACATGATCAATCTTGGTTCGGGATCGGTATTTTTCATGTCTTACACAGCTATTATTCCAACACCTACCCCAACCCCTTCCCTCACAAAATCTCCCGTGTCGCCAAGTTTGACGGCTTCAGAAACTGGATCCACCTCGATATCTCGAAGTGTGTCGGGGAGTCCGTCGGTGGATTCAACGGATTCTCGGTCGGTGAGTGCGAGTCGGAGCATATCGGCTAGCAGTTCAACGGATGCAACGGATTCTCGATCGATCAGTACGAGTCGGAGCACCTCTCGCAGTCCCTCGGCCGATGCAACCGATTCGCGATCGGCAAGTGTGAGTATGAGTGCGTCTCGTGCTCCTTCCGCATCGGTCTCTCCGTCCCGTGCTGCTTCACTCACCCAGTCCCAGTCTAGATCTGCATCGCCCGTATCTTCGTCTCCAACGCCAACAGTAACTCCATACCTCCCATGGTTCCAGGGTCTCACGGGGTGCTGCCACAATTCCATCGACACGTCCATTCAAGCGCTGAACGTCTTGACGCCGTATCCGTATCCGAATATGGGGATTAACCGAATTTCGTTCCAGTATTGGCCCCTAACTGCAGGAACTGCGACCTTCACAATTGCGCTCATGGACGTGGCTGGAGTAAGTTTTCCAGGAGGAACTATTTTGGCATCAAAAACTTTTTCAGTTGTGTCTCCTGGCAGTTTTCCAACCTATCCTCAGCAGGTGGTGACATTCACAGATCTTGACCCAATATCCTCGTACGTTCTGGGTGGAGACGTGGAGTACGCCCTTGCATTTTATGGAGCTACTCCAGGAATCATAGATCTTGTTTTGGGAGTTCCCAGTTTATCTCCGTACTTCTGGAATGATCTGATGACTGAATCAACGGGGTCATTCTATACGGTAGGGGAAACAGACCCTACGACAGTTACGAACTGGATACAGTCGGCAAATATTCCATTTGTAGCGGTGGGCGCTGGTTCTGTAACATCCAGTTCTCCATCGGTATCCCTGACCTTGACGGCCAGTGTTAGCGTAACAACTGCGGTATCTCAGAGCGCAAGTGCAAGCTCTACGACCTCGTCTAGTTTCAGTTCCAGCTTGACAATCACAGGATCTTATAGCACAAGCGAGTCGGCGACAGGAGCCGCATCTGCTACCAGTTCTTCAAGTTTAAGTACGAGCGCTTCGCCAATAGCTTCACTCTCCCAGAGCCTTTCACCAAGTACCGATGTATCTCAGAGCACGAGCGTATCTGCGACGACCTCTTCCTCTTCCAGCGTGTCTCCTAACAGAACTCCTTCTCCCTCTTCATCGGCCAGTGTTTCCATATCACTCAGTAATTCCATGACCATATCTTCTATTGCCACGGTGTCGGGATCTGGATCTTCCACCTTAAGCCAGAGCCAGAGCCTTTCTCTTTCGCCAACGGCTGCCTCTACTCCTTCTATCAGCGCCACTGCTTCGGCTTCCCCTTCCCCAACGACTGCCATCACTGCTTCTCTAACCAGGTCTCTTGGAGTATCATCTTCTTCTTCTTCTGCTAGCTCATCACTCTCAACATCTAGATCTTCATCTTCAACTGAGTCCATCTCTTTATCTCCTACATCATTGGCAACGTTCAGTTCTTCCGTTTTTCCAACACAGACGTCAAGTGCGTCCGCATCATTCACCCGATCACAGAGCGTGACAGCTGCGGTATCTCAAAGCACGACTTCTAGCGTGACATTCTCAGTATCTCAGAGTTTGACAGCGGTCTCCAGCTCTAGCTCTAGTCTAACAGGATCTCCAATCCTGAGTGTCTCTATTAGTTCATCAGGTACTCCCCAAAGTTTCCAGCAGTTAAGTAATATAACGACAGTAATGTCTGCATCTTCTACCCCTCAGTTCATGGTGACTGCATATTCCACTACAAGCCCGACATACAGCCCTACCCAGAATGCTACTCTTCCTATCATTGTAGTCGATGGACAGGCTACAAACATGACCACCACAAATGCTCTTATTGGAGCCACGTTAGCCCTTATCATCGTCGCAGTCGCGCTTGCTGCTGGCCGCTATCTCCCTGCTGGATGGGTGCAGCGGTTTCGTCGTATGATTCCCCAATCTACAATCGACAAGTTCAAGCGCGATCCCCTCGGATCCGTGACCGAGATGGTCAATGATCCCAAGAGCGTACTCAAGAATCTGAAGATACCCGACAGTGTCAAGAGTGTCATAGATATCGTTCCTCAGGACATTAAGGATAAGTTCCTTCCTACAACAACAGAATCCGAAGCTGTTGAGCCCGAGCGGGAGCCCGAGCGGGAACCCGAGCGGGAACCCGAGCGGAAGGTTCATCACGAACCAACCAAGAAAGTCGTGTTTGAACCCGAGCCATCAAAGGACGTTGCGGATGTCCCCGTACTCCCCCGCACGGAAAGCCACGAAGCCGTGGAACTTGGAGGTGTTATAGTTCGGGAGCAGAAAGATGAAATCCGCAACCCCGTAACCCTGCAGATCAGTGGTGATGACCTTGCAGAGATTCAGTCTATTCTAGCTGAAAAGAAGAAGCTGCATCTTGTCGTCTAAAAAAACGCCTCGCTTCGTGAAAAAGCCGAATACACCGAAAATGCAAAATTATCGGGGGCTTTCACAGACTGCTGAAAAATTGCCATGAGAACCACCGCAACATCTGTGCTCACATGCGTAAGACTTGGGTATGTGTGCATAACGTTCCTGATATTTTTAATCCAGAGGAGATGTTTCAAACGTGCAGGGGTTGGTTTCATCGCAGCAGCCAGACGCATATCTTCCATGAGAGCGCTCACAAACAGGGATAACTGCGGATAACTGAACGAGATGA